TCAAATCCTGATATTTTCATTCGTTTAACACCTATGTCTACTAACTCTTGGATAGCGTCTTCATCAAATGGGGTTGACATAAACTCAATACCCTTTTCATCACTATATGCTTTTAAGTCTTTCTGCCAGTCTCTATCTATTTCTATACTTTTAAATAAACCCCTAACATCCTTTATACCATTTATTACTTTGGTTTGTTTAGCGAATATTTTGTGTGATGTGTAGGTTTGAAACTTACATACATCCGATCCTGATTTGACAGCAACATCTATTAACGCCTTGGCTTGATCGAAGTTTTGATCAAAGTTAGCTCCTATTTCTGCTATTACTAAAGTTTTACTCATAATATTTTGGATTATATAAAGGTAGATTAACTAGTTTAGGATAAATATCTTCTGTATTATTTAGTGTTTGTTGGTGTCCATCAATATAGTATGGTTGTTGGTGTAGCGGTGGATATAAACGCGAGTTAACGTATTTACCGCGGTATAACTGCGCTGTCTTTTTATCTTCAGCGATTAGTGTGGCTATGTAATATGATGAGTTTAAATCGTGCTCTATTAATCTTCCTTTTAAACCTAGTGATTTTAACTTATTAAATGATTCTTTACGTTGCTCTAACTTTTCGTTATAAACCTCTAACTGTGTTAAGGCTATTGTAGCATTTAAGTTATTCATGTAAAACTTAAATCCTGACCCTACTATTTCGTATCCTTTTGATGTATTTTGTCTACCAAAGTTTCTATATGATTCAACGTATTTGGATATGTCTTTATCGTTAGTTGATATCATACCACCATCTGATGATGCTATAGGTTTGTATGGATGAAAACTAAAAAACACTACATCTGATTTCATTTTAGGTGTAACACAGTGAGCTGAGTCTAATATTACTATTTCGTTGTATCCACCTTTAGCTAACTCTTCAGTAAGATTAGGTATTGTTGATACACCTCCATACAATACAGGCATCACTATAGGTTTTATACCACCATCAGAATAACGCTCACATCTTTGTCTACGTTTTTGGTTATAGTCATTTACATCAAATAACATATTGTCATCTACATCTACAAATATTAGGTTATGGCCATGATGTTTAGCAGCCCAGGCTACAGATGTAAAACCAAACGATGGAGTATAAACATCACACTTACCATATTTTTCTTTATAATAAGCAAATAAAATAAATGCTGCTGCTGAGGCAGAGTTAGTGGCAACGTTATATTTGTTGCCACTATATTCTGCAAACGCCGATTCGAATACACTTACGTTGGGTCCGAACCCCATATCCCCTGTTTCAATGACCTTAGCAATGTCATTTTGAGAGTAATATGGTGATATTTTAGTTTCAAATAACTTCATATTTAACATTTAAGTCCTTCTTCTATTAACTTTACTAAACTTTCTTTATCGCTTTTAACCCAAAGTTCGCTATTGAAATGTGGACCATCATATTTTGGGAACTCTTGATATTCATCGTTGTCTATATTACATGGTCTAACTTGTAATAAGTTAATACCTGGTATTTTGTATGTACGTGGTAGTTCTGTTTTTTCAAGCATATCTTCATGTAACTTTTCACCTGGACGTAGACCTGATATGGTTGTTGATGGTATTTTATCTGCTATAACACCTACAGCTTCTATTAGTGATGGTAGTGTGTATGAACTTATTTGTGGAATAAATACCTCACCACCCCATGCATGTTCCAAAGCATGTAATACTGTGTCAACAGCATTATCTAGTGTGAAGAAAAAACGAGTCATCTCAGTAGATGTGACTTGGATGGTTTTATCTTGATTTATTAAATCTAAAAATAGTGGGATTGCTGATCCTCTAGATGCTATTACGTTACCATACCTAACTGATGCTAATACTGTTTCATCTTGTTTACCATTCTCAGATGTAAATATACCTTCTGCTAACGATTTACCTTTACCATAGTTATTCACTGGTAGGCATGCTTTATCTGTTGATACTAATATACATTTATCAGCTCCGATCTCTATTGCTGCTTTTGCTACGTTACGAGAACCGTTAACGTTTGTTTTAGTAAACTCACTTTCGTTTGATTCACCATCATCAATACGTTTTAAAGCACCTGCATGTATAATATAATCAGGTTCAGCCATAGTAAATACTTCTAATATACGTTCATAATCACGAACACAGCCAATATATGTTTTAACGTGTGGGAACTCTTGACGTAGAAATGCTTGTTTACCCTCATCTCTAGAATAAACTGATATGATTGCTCCCTCTTTAGTTAAACGTTTGATTAGTGCTTTACCAAGTGAACCTGTTCCACCTGTTATTAAAAACTTTGTGTTTTTATAACTCATTTTGTATGTAATTTATTATACGTTTTGATGCTTGACCGTCGTTATAATCATCGAATAATATAAGTAACTTTTCTGGATTGTCCAAGTTATCCCATACTTGATTATTTGTTTTTTCGATTTCGTTTTTATAAGTGTCTGGTAATAGTGCTTTGAGTTGACTATCGTTAGTAAACCCAAAACTTGTCATCCACATCGATTTATTATTTTCTAAACCAGGACCACCTGTTTGAAATACACCTGAGAAATCTAAATATTTTTCTGGTAGACCTAAATCTAAACTATGGTCTATATATTTTTTACCTTTTAATAGTGTAGCATGAACTATCGAACTTAGAACACCTACATGTGTGTCACATATCTCAAACATACCCCAAATATGGTTTTCATCTAGAATAGGAAGTGTATTATCTAAAAAGAACTTTGGTTCATATTCGTTAGCAAACTTATTATCAAATGGTTCTCCTGGGTATGGTTTATAAAAATATCTTTTAGATGTATCCTTAGTATATTGTTTAAATATATTATTGATTTTATCTCTATGTCCGTTTACTAAACTAAATAGTAAAACGTTTTCCTTATCTTGAGGTGCTTTATATGATTCTCTTAGTTTGTTTATTTGTTCTTGTGATACGTTTGTATTTAAATCATATTTAGGATTACCTACGGGTATCATATTACCTTCAAAACCTGCTGTTTGTTGTTGTAATATCCCATGTTTAGAACCCATAAAAAATACATCAATATCTTTAACGTATCTATTTCTAGAATATGTTTCTAATCTAGATTCAGCCCCGTTTAATATCCAAGCATTAGGTTCTACGAGTGCTACCTTACTTTTAAACTTAGTTTTAAACTCACTAATAATACCTGATTCTGGGTCCCATCGTTCTCTATTTACAATAAGTAAATCTGGTTTGAATGGTAAATCTACACCTAAACTATCACTCCATACTACTTTTTTACGATCAACGTTACATAGTATTTGGTAGTGGTTTTGTTGGTATTTAGGATGTCTTAGTTGTGTAGAGTGAGTCACCATAGCAAATAAACGTATACCTTGTTTACCTGCTTCTTGAATAACACTATTAAGTGAACTTAACCCTTTAGCATCTGAGGCGAATATTACTACATTCATATTAAATCTTTTACTAATCTTGTAAACGTTGTATTTTCGTTTTTAATTTTTTCGATTGTCATTTCATCTAGGTATTTTTTACCTGATGATTCCCATAAGTGATGAGAATAGGCATTAGGGAAATGCATATCTTTTTCAAACAACATTTCAATATGATCTTGATGATATAATGGTAAGAAAAATGCCTCATGATCTGCTAAAGTAATTGTTTCCTGCATCGTGTTTGCTAGGTATGCAGGTAAATTTACAGAGTGGGTACACCAAGTAGGTGAACCTGGGGGACCACCACCAAACGTATCTTTAAATCCTGATAACCAAGTTTTAGCAAAAGTAGAATCTTTAACACCTAACATAGTTGCAGGACATAAACCTTCACATCCACCTACTCCTTGCTGACCCATAACAAAGTCGTTATCAAGTAGATCAGTAAGTGGTTTTACAAATATAACATCAGTATCAGCGTAAATACCACCTTCCTGTATTAATACTTGTAAACGTATTACATCACTTTTATGAGCTGGTTGTGTAATGGGTTTACCAAATATTTCAGTTGGTGCCTTAACTTTATTAACTGTAACTAATGGTTTGGTTTTATCCCACCATTCACCATCTGGTTCTTCATCTAACCATATCTTTACAGAATCCGCCTTGGCTTTAACTAGGGCGGATTTGACTGCTAGGTAATGGTGTAGTTTCCAAGGACGTTCCTTAATGTAAACAAAATGTACTATATTGGGTATATTAGTCATCTATCGTCCTTGTCCTTTATATGTTTTTTTATATAGTTTAGAGCTTTTTAGTTTAGAACTCTTAGATTTAGCATGTACGCCTGGTCTTTTTCTTTTTACTTCTTTATAGTTAGTATCCATCATTTATTTATTTTATAATGTATCGTAATAATCGTTTTGTTTTTCTTGTCTTACTATGTCTTTGAGATGATATAGAGATAGTTCTTCTTTAGCAGGTAAGGGAGCATAAGTCTTATAGCCGTCTAATACTTCATGGACTTTATTCTTCCATCTAATCTCTGGTTTATTTTTCCATATACGCCATTGATAATCTGGGTAGTTAACCCAGCCTTTATCATCTACTTTCCAACCCCATTTAGTTATATGCTCTTCAGTTAAACCTGATACTGTATTTACTCTAGGTATTAGGTAAACTTCATTGTCAGGGTTAGCTTCTAATATAACAGGAAGCATAGTTAGTAAAGATTTATGAGGGAATTCATCTGCATCTATTTGAAAGATATAATCACCATTACAGTAATCAGTAAGTTGGTTTTTCCAATTAGCAAAATGACCATCGAAATCTAATCCTCTCCAAAACTGAAAGTTAGGGTATTTACTAAACGTTGTTAGATATTCTGCTACTTTTTCATCACCGTTTTTCTGATCAAATAGTACTACTATCTCATCTTGTTTACGTTTGTTCTTGAGTAATAAGGGTAGTAACCGTTGAATTTCATCTATTTCATTACATACGGTGACTGCGAAAGATATTTTCATATAACGTTGTTTATTCTGGTAATACTCCTATGTAGCTCAAAGCATCAATAAATCCACGCTCTGCTGGGAAGTGTTTGATAGTAGACATATCTGATTTATATTTGGCTCCTTTTAACATTTCTTTTTCAGACTCATCTACTTCTTTTGCTAACACACCTGCCCAAGCCCAATTATCACTACTTACACCATCAGCAAATATAGAGCCTGTGCCCTCTACATGAATGTGAGTAGGCATCCATAGTTTACCATCTTCTTCCTCTTGTATTAGTGATTTATATAAATCAGGTAATAAAGGTAGTTGTTCTTCTAAAAACTGTGATCCTGAGGTCATGACACTATTTGATTGAAACCCACATCCGTAACATAACTCTAGAGTTATTTGTTCGTTTAGTTTTTGTGAGTATGAAGCATCACTCCCACATCTAGAGCATACTATTAAGTTGTCAAAATTCATATTAATCTATTTTTTCTAATTTAGGTAATTGTAGTTCTAATTCTTCAGGTACATTTACATACTTATCAAAATAAGTTCCTAATAGTTCAGTCATTTTACCAAATGAGAAATTAGTTCTACTATAGTATCCTTGTTTTTTTCCTTTTACAGCATAACCTTTATAATTTTTGTATGTATCTTTTAAAACACCACCTATAATAGCAAGATCTGGTTTAAACCACTTTGATTCCTTCATTATCCATTGATTAGCAGATGAACTGTGTACTTGTTCTAATTCACCACCTATCAAAAATGATTTTTCAGGATGTAGAAAATCAACTTGACCCGACCATCCAGAAGCTATGACTGGTTTACCTATTGCTGAAAACTCTAATAGTGGTCTACCATATCCTTCACCCTTAGTAAACGATAACATTGCTTTTACTTTGGAGTGATTATATAACTCATTCATTTTACTATCACTTAAATCACCATTCATAATGTATATGTTAGGTAAATTTGTTGAGTTTACTGTTTTTCTTAATGCTTTAACACGTTTTAGTAATTCTTCTCTAGATACGTATGAGCTTGACCCAATAGATGCTTTAAGAATAAGTGCTGGTTTATTCTTTTGATTTTTAAATGTTTCTAAAAACGACTTAACTAATAAACCTACATTTTTACGATCATGACCATAACTACCTTGCATCCAGTGACCTACAAATAGATAACAAAACGATTCTTTGATTTGAGATAAATCTAAACTTACTTCTTTGGGTGTTAATTTTTTATAAGTATCTAAGTTTAAACCTTCAAATAAAACCTCAATAGGTTTTTCTAGTTTAATATGACCTACAGTTTTTTCTTTATCCTTTTTTTCAAACTGGGTAGTTTGGAATACCTTCTTTGAGTGTTGTGATGATACAAAATTTATATCCATCCTATTCATACCCTCAATCCAATCACCTGCGCAAACTGTAGTTTCAATACCTGCGGTTACACCAATATTATATTTACCTACTGGTTGGAATTCGTTTGGGATAGTTATTTGACTCCAAATATCTGGTTTACCTTCTAGTTTATTATCAGGTAGTAGGTGATCTTTCAAAAACGCCCACTCTGGTTCGTTATCACAAAAACCCCAAGCCGTTTCACCCCATCTTTGTGACATTAATTTAACATCATATTTATCTAACTCTATAACTGATTTGATATAATCTCTTGCTCTAGCTCCATACCCTGAATAGGTATCATGTGGTGAACTGATTACATATGTTAATCTTTTACTCATAACTTAATATATTAGTTTGTGGTTTAAATGTCTTCCTGTAAATTCTGTTGCGTTGGTTATATCAAACGTTTCTCTACCTTCCCAAGTATCGAATAAGGTATTAAATGCTTCTATAACACGTTCTGCTTGATGTTCAGTTGTAAAACCTGCTTCATCACTCAACGCCCACTCCATTCCTTTTAATCCTTTCGCTTTACGTTCTTCTGGAGATAGATCATATATTGCTCTGATTTGTTTAGCAGCATCTTCAAATCTACATCTATCATCAAATATATAAGGTGTAGGTATTGAACCTTGTGCTGATCTTGATGTTGGGTATACTGGGAATGCCCACTCACCGTGTTTCTTATAAGTACCTCTATGATTTGATGGGAAATCAGCACTAAAATCTAACCAATCACCATTTTCATCTTCAAATCTCATTTGGTCTTGCATACCACCTGTTACATTAGCAATAATAGGATTACCAACTAATAATGATTCAGTTAATGTTAAACCCCAACCTTCGTTTGATGTCAATAATATCTGAGCATCAGCAGTATTATATAGTAGATTTAACTGTTCTTGTGGATATTTAGTTGTAGAGAAAATGATATTATCTTTATAATCTTTACCAAACGTATATTCAACAACTGCTTCTAAATCTGTACCATGTTCAGAACGTGGTTCAGTATGTAGAATAAAGTGACACTTTTCTGCTTTATCTTTAGGTAGTTCATCTAAAAATACTCTAAACGCAAGTAACGCATCTGGTATTTGTTTACGTCTAATATTACGTGAGTTAAAGAATAGTGTAAAATCTGATTGACGTCCTTTTAGTATTTGTTTTTTAAACTCTATTAACTTAGCATCCTTAACATCTACTGGGTAGAACTTTTTAGTATTTAAACCATGAGGTATGTAACGTAATACTTTAGTTTTTGCTGTTTCCTCTAATACTAGTTTATTAATATTAACTGTTTGTTTAGATATACCCATTATTAAATCACATGATTCATAAAATGGTCTGTTAAACATAGGTGCTGGGTAATCATCCCAGATATTAAGATATGTAATAGGACATTGTTGACGGATTTCGTTTTCCATCTTAAATACCCAATCAAAATAACGAGGATCAGTAAATAACATTATTGCATCTGGTTTTTCATGTCTCATGACATCCCTTAATAGTGAAGGGGTACCATAACCGTCTGTGGGAATAACATGGACATAACTATCCGATATATTAATTTCTTGGTTGATAGAGTCAGATAAATCTAATCGTTTACCTTTTTCTGGGTGTTTAATAGCTCCTGCTATGTTAACCCAATTGAAGTGGTGGGCAGTACCCATCACTATTTCTTTTGCCACTGTGGCAACACCACTATGAACTCTAATATCATCACAGATTAATAGAATCTTTTTACGTTGCCCCTTAGGGATGTGTTTGAAACTGCTTGTCATAAACTTTTGTTTGTTTTAATATAATAACTCTTTTGTGCTTATACACTATGGTTTGTAACTTTTCTTCTAAAGTCTTCATCTTTCATATACAAATCGATTGCTCGTTCAGATAGTTTTTGGAATGAAAACTTACGTTTAATACATTCGATTTTAAAATCATCCCATAATGCAGGATCGATTTTTACACTAGTTAGTTTTTTCTTGTCGTTGGTTGTCATAATATTGTTTTTTTAGTATATTTGTCGATACATATATTGTTTTTCTTCCAAATATACCCTCCTGCTGTTTTTTGTCTACCATTCACACATGATGATACATCCCCACCTACTTCGTTTTTTGCCTGAGTAATCGAATCCCATGTTTTGATAAACTTACCTTCTTTAGTATACTGGTTTACTTTTAATGTTTTCCATTGGTTTTTAGACATTAGTTGTTTCGTTTCCTCACTCATCTTATGCCCTGTTCTATTTTTAGATATTCCCTCTCTAACCTCATCACTATACTTATTACCTAGGTTAGGTGATACTCTACCTTTAAATCCTTTAGGTTTACCCTTTGTTGCTTGAGATATTTTTTGTTTCTTCTCTTCACTACAAGGTATACCTCTAATCTTATTTCCTATTTTTATACCTCGTTCAACACTTGGTTTCCAACCCTTTTTTGATTCCTTTATTAGTTTCTTAGTTTCAGGTTTATGTTTACCAACTCCACCACCACCTGGATTCATATTCAAACCATTGTGGTATGAGTTATATAAGTCAATATAATAAATCTCTCTTGCTCCTCCAAGTGATTCATCGATATTCTCTTCGATTATTTCCTTGTGATGATTCTCAAAACCATATTTACGTA